TTTGTTACCGACTTTCATGTGTTAATTGTTTTTAATTGGTTTGCTTCATTGTATTACTCCATCTCTTTAAGGACGTTGAAATTATTTCTTTGGGTCTGAATTTGTTGCATCGTTTCCCATTTTCGTGTTACCAGGACGCAAAATGTCCAAACACCTGGACAAGTCATATTGTATTGTACTGATTGTGAACGTGTTATAGGTAGAGTTGCTAGTCCTAAGTGGACTAAATCCCATTTCAGAAACCTTTTTTTGCACCCTACCCACTTGCCAAAATCCACTTCCCTTTTTGCGTTCGGTACACCATTGTATATGTATTAACCCACAAAAACACCTACAATGACATTCTGAGCAAATCTAAGCAATTTTAATCTAAATTATATAGTAATATTCCGGAGCGTTTTTTATAGTGCCTTAGATCCTTTAAAAAAAGAATGCAACTACTAAAAAGATGTATTATATTAATTTAATTTATAATACTAGTATATTATATATTATATATATATATTATATATTATATAGGCTAGCCATTTTGTCTACCCATGCTAGCCAATGTGTCCATCAGTGGATATCTCTGTGAATTACTTGTCATACATTTTGAGTGAACAATCGTTCATTGTTTTTATATTGCAACCAGATGGATATGATTGGTCAAAAAATAGCGGTTAAGATCACAAAGAAATATAATGACGAAGTTGAGTTTTCTACAGGAAAACTTTATTTAGATGTTACTTGGAGTCCGGAAGAGCACGTTACCATATGCGGAAGTGTCGTGGCTTTACCTAGAGGGGAATGGTGTAAAAATACAAGAGGACAGTTTTTGAAGCAAGAATTGCAGTTAGACGACTTAGTCTACTTCAACTACTTGACAGTGCAGGAGGACAATCTAGTATTTGGCGAAAAAGACATTTATTTAGTTGATTTAGAAGAATGCTTCTGTTTTTTAAGAGGCGGAGTTTTAACCGCTATTTCCAATCATGTATTAATTGAGCCTATTATGATCGAGGAGAAGATTGGTTCTATTTACGTAGGGGTACCCACTCGTAGTGAAGTTGAGGGTAACCTATGTTTTATAGGTACACCCACTCTTGGAGAGGACAAACTAGGTTTAATTAGCGGAGACACTGTACGATTTCATGAAAGGAATGCATTTCTTAATACAATCGAGGGTAAGGATTATTACGTAATGAAACAAGACGATATATTAGGAAAGATTCTAAATGGAGGAGATCTATAAAATACCTCAGTGTATTTTTGAACACGCAAGATTATACGTTGACACTCGTGTCATGGCAAACCGAGACCATTACAAAAAACTTTATTGGAAGTCTAGAAGTTACAAGTACAAACACCCTATTTTATTTGATGAGCCGGTAGACAATGAGTTCTACACAGACTTCAAAGGGATATTGGGAGAACTTTTAGTAAGGCATCATTTTGATTTAAAAGGGGTTAATTATACAACCTCAGCATTTGTTAAAGAGAAAGGTGTTAGTGACCCAGATTTAATTGTAGACGGGAAAAAGATTGATGTTAAAGGTTGTGAAAGATCTTTAAAGGTAAATATGTTCACAATAGATAAGTTGGAAGTAGACTTTGTATTGTTTGTATTATTCTTATCTGATCGGAGGTATATCTTAAAACAGTTTGAAAAGGAAGAGATAAAGGATTGGAATGTTGTTACTATCAATGAAAGAAATAAGTACTATGAATTTAAGATTGATAAGCGACAGTATAGATATGTCACCCCCGATACAGTTACAACTTAAATTTTTGTCAACAGTTAAAGCAACATTAATCAAAAAATGTAAACACACATGTTTACTATAAAATGTAAAATAATATGATAGAGTCGTTAGGATGGATTATGATCGCTGTAATTATTACAGTATTTAGTAAGCAGGTAGCAAAAATATTCTTCCCAGAAGATTGGAAATAGAAGTTATGTTAGAAAGAATTTTAGATAATTATAGTGAAGAAGAAATACTAATCGCTGACGGTTTTGACGATGCTGTGATAGGTATTGAAGAAAACTCAATGAGACTTATTTATTCAGTTCACTTATGTATTGAGATACTTAAAGATGAAATGAATGAGATTGATGCGATGGAATACTTTACATACAATGTAAGTGGAGGTTATGTGGGTGAGAAGACTCCTATATGGTGTTGGGATATATAAATACCCCCAAATAAAAATTTTTTAAAAATGAGTAGACTAAAAAGAAAGCCAGACGAAACATTAAACGAGTGGATCAACAGAATAAGTAATAAGAAGAAGGAGTACACCCTAAAGGACTCTGATATTCTTTTATTGACTATGATAGGTGCGGTGTTGATTTTTGTTGTCATTATTGAAATCGTTAATTTATGATTAAAGACTTTTTAAAGCGTCTAGTAAAAACACGAAGACTTACCCCCATAGAAAAAATTTCCCAACGACTGGGATACATGGGAACAGCGTTTATTATGATATCACCCTATCTGTTAAAGTACGACAGCATGGGAGCGATTACATATGTAATAGGTGGCATCTTATCTCTACCCCAAGTTTTTGTAGCCAAGCAATGGAATATAGTTGCTGTCAATTTGAATGTTATTCTTGGTTACCTAATATATTTAATTACACAATGAAAAATCACACAAAGGTATATCACGATGCGTTTTGTCTAGATCCAGGAGATTGGATTGGATGCGAAGTATGTGATAGAACTGCTGTAGATATTCATCATATAAACCCCAGAGGTATGGGAGGGTCAAATAAAAAGGACACCCCAGAAAATCTACAAGCGTTATGTAGAGAATGTCACAGTTACTTTGGAGATAAAAAACAATTTAAAAGAATGCTAACAACTATGCACCATGAAAGACTCAAGCAAATCTATAAAACCTGGAACTCAAACTAGTATACCTGTTGAAAAATTGACTAAAGAAGAGATAATGCTCTTAATATTATCACTTAAGTTAGAACACCCATATCATCCTAGTATACCTGGACTACAAAATTTATTAGATAGTTTATTATAGATTACTTACTGCTCGTTCGATCTTATCTATAACAGTAATTTTAACACCATAAAGTTCTGGTGCATTTGAATTTTCTAATGCAGCCATTACATCTAATAGTACTTCTATTTTTCTTATTGCTAATACATCAACGGTTTGTTGATCTGTTATAGAAACTATTTGATCTGCCATATTATTCTTCTTTTTTGATTTTCTTAATTTGTTTGATCATTTCTTTTGATGGTTTTTTACCTGATCCTTTATTCTTACGAATATTATCGTAAAGACCTCTTTGAGAGTAACTACCATCAGCACGTTTTATCATATTACTCATACAGTTTTATTTATGAGCCACATCCAACACAGTCGATATATGAATCTGTTGGTTTAACTCCGTTAATCTTCATTTTTATATTATGAATCTTATCCGCTATTTCCATTTGCTCCCCAAAATCAGAAGTCATAGATTTCAATATTTCTAATTCTTCTACTTCTTTATTTAATTCTTGACTCATATTTATTTTTTATTAAGAACCTGAATCAATACCCTTATCAATTACTTCTAATATATGTCTAAATGTGCCTTTTTCTTGTTCTCCGGTTACATCGGTTCCATTTAAAAGAAGTCTAAAATGATCCTTTTTTGTTGTTTTTCTTAATTCTATAGTATTACTCATGCTAAATTGGTGTTTGTTTTTTTTAATCTACTTTTTTCTTTTCTGCTTTTATTTATTTTAGAAGGTTCGAAACCAACTATTTTACCGTTTTTATGAGATGCATCTAAACCATCACCATTCCCATATGTACCCCTCTTACGATTGTACTTATTAAGAAGTGCTCTATATCTTATCATAGCGGGAGATGACTGAAACTTCTTATATTCTGCTTTGTAGTCTCTTTTGGCTGCCATGCTTATTTACACTTCTTACATTTACTGTATGGTTTGCCACACTTACATTTCTTTTTAATTTTTGAATATGCCATGATTAATTTTTTTTAGATTTTTTAATTTCTTTAACCTTCTTTACTGTATCAACAGTCTCTTTAACTTCGTTTGCTACAGTATTTGCGGTATTAACAACAGCCTTTTTTGCTTTTCTTAATATTTTACCAATTTTAGAAGGTGTCCTGTTTTCTCTATAATCTTTTTTGATTTTAGATTGTTTGATTCTTCTTTCAAGATTCATGGCTTTATCTTCTTTACCCATTTTTCGTAGGTATGCAATTTTTTCCTTGAGTCTTTTAATTTTTTCTTCATCCATAATTTTATCTATGTTTATTTACAATTTCTTGAATTTCTGCTCTTTTAATAGTTGGAACTAATGATAGACCTGCTTGATACTTGTAAACAATTTTACCGTTATTAGTAATAAAAACAGCAGGAACAGATTTAATTTTTTCTTTAAAAACATCTGGTTGATCTTCTAAATATCCATATACATATTTACAACCTCTTAAAGCATCTAGGTTTCTTATCATATTCCTTTCATTCCACTCAGAGTTTATTTGATAAACTACAATTTTACTAAAAATCTTGCTTTTAACTATATCACTTTTTACGGAGTTAGAGTTTAAGGGGAAGAATAGCAATAAAATGCTAAAGAATACATTTTTCATAATAAATTATTTTTTTATACTAAGTTCATATAATCTTTCCTCTATTAGATCCAACTTCTTACCATTTTCTAGTACTTGAGCACCTGTATTCATTATTTGCTCTCTTACTAACTGATCTTTTAAGTCGTATTCTGATCTTGTTATTGGAGGTTTAGGCAGTTCTTTCGCTAAAGCAATATCTGCTTTTAAAGTGAAAAACACTGTTGCAAGACTCATAACAAACCCAATTATAATTCCAATAGTCTTTAAGTCAAGTTTTACCTCTGTTGATTCACTGATTTTCTGTGTCATATTTTCTTTTACCATGTTTTACAAGCCCAGTATCTTGCTTTCCATCTTGGACCTGGGTTATCGCATTTATGTCTAGCCCTGAAAGATTTTCTTCTGCTAGGGATGTTTTTTTTAATTTTCATGTTAGGATCACCAAAGTGAACGACAGTAACCTTTCCGTTAGGTTTTTTTACGTAAACCTTACTTTTTTTTGCTGCTCGTTCCGACTTCATAATTTTATTAAGCGTAACGTTCTTACCTTGATACAATGCCATGTCAATGTATTAAAGGGTAAATATAATTGTTACCTATAAAAATGGACTAAAAATTCAGTACCCAAAATAGTGTGGTAAAAGTGGATTGTAAAATTTGACAACACCTCAAGATAATTGATATATTTTTACGCAAAACCAACAATATGTCTTTATCCGAAATCTTCAATTCTGAAGACTTTAGTAAGATGATCTTTAATCCTTTTAAGGTTCGAGGTTCATTGAAAAAAAAGTATCCAAAGATGAAAATGTTTAGTACATTTCAAACTGCTGAGGATCAGTTAATTGCGTATGTGCTCTACATGTACGACCAGAATACTCCACTAAAAGAACAGTTTCCAGATTTAAAAATAAGAAAAGAGCAAGCAGCAGAGTTGTCAGGATATAATTTGACAAAGGATGCTGAGGCATTAAATCAAATATTTTTCTTTACCAACTCTAAATTAGTTGAGATGGTTGATGAATTTCTTAGAAAACAAAATAATAGAATTTGGTCAATGATAGTTTCTAATGAGCAAACTTTTTTTGAATATCAGACTAAATTATTAAGTCCTGTTGAAGGAGAAAGAGATAAAGATATACTACAGGCTTTGCAAATAAAGTCTAAGATAATGGATGACTTAAATACTATAAACGACAGGTTAGATTCTTACTACATGAAACTTTATGGAGAGGATCAAGAGTTGTTAAAAACTATAAAAGCAGATAAAAGATTAACTCCAGAATTTATAGCCAATTTATGACAGTAAATATACAAGGAGTAGATTTTACATTGCCTCCAAAAGGGGAGGTTTATAATGTTATATCTAAGGAGTTTGAGAAAAGACCTATTATAACTAGTGCATCTAAAAAGGTAGATCAAGTTTGGATTAGGACTACACTCCCCGAAAGTTATAACTATAAGAGAAAAGAGGAATTAATTAGACAGGCTGAAGATAAAGATTACTTTGACGTAGAGTTAGAAAACTTTAGATCACAGGAGTGGGATAGAAGACTGAATGGTGTGTGGTTTATGAATAATGGTAAGGCTGAATATCTTACAGGAATGCATTACTTATTTTTAAACTGGTGGAAAATTGATATTGGATATCCAAGTTTCAGGAAAGTAGATCAAGAATACTTTTATTTTTTACAGGCTACTATAGACGATCCTAACTCTTTAGGAATGATAGAGTTAACAAAACGTAGACAGGGTAAGACAGTAAGAGCAGGTGTGTTTATGTTTGACCTTATATCAAGATCTAAAAATAAAAACGGTGGGATACAGTCCAAAACTGCAAGTGATGCTAAAAACAATGTTTTTGCAAAGTCTATAGTAGGACCTTTTAAGAAACTACCAGACTTTTTTAGACCAGTATATGATCAGTCAAAAGGGGTCACCCCAACATCGGAATTAAGATTTTATAGAACTACAAAAAGAGGAAAGAAATCGTTAGAAGATTTAGGTAAACCAGAACTTGAAAGCCAAATAGATTGGAAGAGTTCAGAAAAATATGGATATGATGGAACAAAATTACACAGATACCTTGGTGACGAGGTTGGAAAAACTATGGAAGTGGATGTCTGGGAAAGGCATAACGTTGTACGTTTCTGTTCGGAACTGGATGGTGAGTATATTGGAAAATTACTTTACACAACCACTGTTGAGGAAATGGAATCAGGTGGTGAGTCATTTAAAAGACTTTGGGACAACAGTAATCAAGAAGATAGAAATGTTCATGGTAGAACTCCCAGTGGATTATTTCGATTCTTTACTCCCTCATATAAAACCTTATACTTCGATAAATATGGTCATGCAGATGAAGAACGTGCTAAGGACTATTATTTGGCTGAACGTGCAAATCTTATCAATGATGATCGTGCTTTATCTAGCATTATTAGAAGGAATCCATTCACTATTGAAGAGGCTTTTCGGATAGATGGAGAAAGGTCTTTATTTAATGCAATGAAACTAAATGATCAAATTGATCGTATATCTTGGAACGACAACTTATACACTAAAGGTAATTTTGAGTGGGTTGGAGATAGAGAAACAGGTCATGTAGAATTTAAACCAATGTCAAACGGAAGGTTCAATGTTACTTACTTATTTGATGATGAAAAAGACGCAAATATTGTGTTAAAAAGAGGTAAAAATTATCTACCTACAAGAAAAAATGAGTTTGTTATTGGATGTGATCCATATGATCACGATAGTACTGTAGACCAAAGAAGATCTAATGGAGCCTTTTATGTATACAAGAAGCACAACTCAGTATCAAATTTTTATGACAGTTCGTTCATAGTTGAATACATTTACCGACCAAGTACCGCAAGACAATTTTATGAAGATGTTTTAAAGTGCTGTCATTATTATTCTTGTCAACTTCTTTTTGAAGACAACAAGATTGGTATAAAAAATTACTTTGAAGATAGAGGTTATGCTTCTTTTTTAATGTATTTACCTGGAAGTGGTAAGCCTGGTATGAGTGGATCTGTGAGAACACATCAACAAATAGCAGAAGTAACAGAAGAATATATAGAGAATAATATAGAAAGAGTTTGCTTTCCAGAATTATTAAAAGACTGGTTAGAATTTGATATAAGTAAAACAACAAAATTTGATGCGGCAATGGCAGCAGGGTACACTCTTATAGCAGATAAAAATATTCTATTAAGGAATTTTCACGCAAAAGGAAATCTTGTAGAAGCGAAAACAATGTTTAAAAAGTTTAAGGTCGGATGATAAAAAACGAGAGTAAAGCAAATTATCCAAACCATAATTTAGACCCTAGTCAAAAGGGTAAGGATTGGTGTTTGTCATATGCAAAAGCATCATGGTTTGATTATACAAATCATGGTACACAGTCATTTAATAATAATCGTGGGTCTTATGCTAAGATTAAAGATTATGCACAAGGGAACCAGTCAGTAAACAAGTACAAACAACTATTAAATGTTGATGAATCTGATAATGAAAGTTGGTTTGCTATTGATTGGACTGTACTTCCTATAGTCCCAAAATTCAGAAGAATAGCACTAGGTAAATTAAATAAGACAGAATACAATATTACAGCAACTCCAATTGATGCCATAGCACAAGCAGACATAGAAGACTACTATAAGCGTACTAAAGCAAAAATGGATTTAAGAAAATCTTTATCCAAGACTGTTCCAGGAATGGAAGAATTTAGTGCGTTAAAGAAATCTCCAAAAGATCCTGAAAATGATGAGGAACTTGAGATGCACATGAACTATACTTTTAAGCATAATGCCTCTATTGAAATGGAGCAAGGTATTGACCTTGTGTTTCATACAAACGGAATGGATGAAAAGCGAAAACAAGTAATGGAATATTTATTTGATTTTGGTGCTGCGGGATATAAAGAATACATAGATAGTAATGGTGCTGTTAAAATTAGAGTAGTAAACCCTTCTAAGTTATTAATATCTCATTGTAACAAAAGAGATTTTTCTGACAAGATACATATAGGTGAGATTACGGAAATGTCTATTTCTGATTTGAAGCAAAGGGCAGGTAATCAATTTGATGAGAAAGAATACCAGGATATTGCTGAAAGATTTTCAGGCAGAAAAGGTTCTGTAAGGATGAATACATCTAATAAATCATTTTCAAAGGATTACGATGACAGTAAAATACTTGTATTGGAGATGGAATTCTTTTCTGTTGATCAAATGGTACATGAGTCTAGAACAGATAAAAGAGGGAATAAAAGATTTGGTAGAGCAGGTTACAATAGCCAAAACAAAAGAAAAAACAAATATGTAAGGTCTTCGTACAAAACTGTATATAAAATATCATGGATTGTTGACTCTGATTATTGTTATGATTATGGTTTATGTAATGATATGAAGAGAGTTAAATCTAAGTTGATGGACACTGATCTTTCTTATCATTTATTTTCACCTGATTTTCATAATATGAAGCCATTAGGTATAATGGAACAATTAATACCTATTGCAGATCAAATACAGATATCATGGTATAGACTTCAGAATACAATCAATCAAGCGAGACCTAAAGGTATTATGATCGAACTCGGTGCTTTGGAAGATATTCCTTTAGGATCTGGTGGACAACAAATGAAGCCAATGGATGTGATTGACTTGTTTAATAAAACGGGTACGTTAGTTTACAGAAAAAATGATATTGGTGGAAAGGCAACTAACTATAAACCAATAGAGGAGTTAGAGAATGGATTAGGAAGGGATGCTATGACATATTATCAGGTAATCCAGAATAATATTGAAATGATCAGGCAGATAACTGGACTTAATGAATTTACGGATGGTTCAACACCTGATGCAAGATCTTTAACTACAACTGCAAAACTTGCTGCACAAGCAACTAATAATGCTTTAGCACATATAGAACAAGGTGAAAGATATTTACTGGAAAATTTAGCAGCATCTGTAATTATAAGGTTGCAAGACAGCGTGAAGAAAAATCCAATACAAGGCTATATAAGATCTTTAGGTAATAAATCTATGGAATTCTTTAAAATGTCACCCTCTGTTGGAAAACATGAGTTTGGAGTAAAAATTGAAGATAGACCAACAGAAGAGCAGAAGCAAAGATTAATGCAAATTCTTCAGGGAAGCGTTGCACAAGGGCAAGTAGACTTTGAGGATGCTGTTTATATTGAGCAAATAACAAATCTAAAGCAGGCACAACAAGTTCTTGCTTACAGGATGAAAAAGAAAAGAGAAGAGGCTCAGGCTAATGCTGAAAGACAACAACAAATGAATGGTCAAATCCAACAGCAGTCTGCTCAAGCAGCAGAACAGTCTAAACAACAGACTTTGCAAATGGAAATGGAAATGAAGATGCAGATGGAGAAAATAAAGGCTGAGTTAGCGTCTAAGTTACAGAAAGAAAAGTACGAGTACGAACTAGAGATAGAAGGTATTAGACAGGCATCAAACATAGAGAGAAACGCAATGGATAATCTTCCTACTAAAGAAATGGGTGTGAAGATGATGGATCAGCCAGGAGTTTAGCAATAAGAGTATAATTAACAAACAACAAAACAGATTATAATTATGGAAGAACAATTTGATTTATCAGAGGTCAAAGTTATTGACGACAATGGTGAGGCTCAACCTGTGGAAACTCCACAAGAAGAAACACAATTAGAGACTTCAGAAACTGAAGATGTCCCAACACCAGAGGTAGAAACTACACCTGAAGAGCAAACAGAGGTAAAAGATACCTCCGAAGAGCAAACAGAGGTAAATGAAACTGAAGAAGAAACAGAAGAAAAGGTTGGAAAACCAGACGAGTTGTTTGGTCAACTTGACGCTATATCTAAGGATTTAAGCAACGGAAAAGCGGAAACCTTAGAAGACTTTTTTGACGAGTACAAAAGGATGAGAGATTCATCTGATGCTCAATTTAAAGATGACTACATTAAAAATGCAGTCGAATATTACAATAAAACTGGAAACTTGACTCCGTATCTAGAGGCAACTTCAGTTAACTATTCAGAAATGTCTGACGAACAGGTCATGAGACGTGACCTAGAACAGGCTAACCCTACACTTTCAAAAAAAGCAATCGAGAGATTGTATACTAGGGATATAGTTGACAAGTACTCTTTAGACGAAGACAAATTTGATGAGGATGAGGTAGAACTTGGTAAGGAACTTCTGTCAGCAGATGCAGCCAAACTAAGAGATAAGTATGTTGACGAACAGAAAAACTTTACTCAACCTGTCAAAGAAGAAACTGAAGGTGCTGAAACTGTAAACCAAGAAGAACAACTTTCTAAATGGACAGATACTGTATCATCTCATGAAATAACTAAAGACGTATTGGAGAACAAGCGTATTTTAATTTCTTATGGTGATGATAAGTTCTCTTATGAAGTCGAAAACCCGGAATCTCTACAAGAAATGACTATTGATAACGACAAGTTTTTTGATTTATTCAAAGATGATAAAGGTGATGTTAATTTTGACAAGTGGTATCGTGTATTGGCTTACGCTACAGACCCTGAAATTTATGACTCTTCCCTTATTTCTCATGGACAAGAACTAGGACAAGAAAAAGTAGTTGCTGATTTAAAGAATCCTACTACTCCTACAAAAGGTTCAAGAGATTATAAAACACCAGAAAGCCCTTTTTCAGGACTATTTGGTGCTCTGAGTAGAGGTGACTAGATGTAAAAATAATTCGTTAATTAAAAAAATAAATATTTAAAATGGAAAATTCAAGTTATATTAGTTCTCTATCATTCCTACAACATTCATTTGTACAAGGAAGAGAGATCTTATCAAGCGTCTTAGACGTACAGAACGAAGAGGAAGGATTCCTTGACGTAATGCAGGCATTAGGCAAATTAAAGCCTGTAAGCCAACCAGTATACCACGCTTTTGTAAATGAAGCATTGTATAAGGATAACACTATCACCATTTCTGAAGCAGGTTCAGGTACTGGAAAACAATCAGGTATCTCAACTTCTGCAATTGGAAATGCAAGAGTAGGTGACTTAATGATGGGTGTATCAGGAAATGTATACTTAATCACTGCAATCTCTGGATCTAATGAGATTGATTTCGTACCAGTAGATGGTTCAGGTGTTGCAACTGATTATGATGCAAGTGCTGATAAATTTGTTGTATTCTCGAATGCACAAGGTGAAGGATCTGGATCTCCAGACCCAATCAAGTATGGATTGACAAAACAGTCAAACAGAGTGCAAATCTTTAAAAACAAATACAGAATTTCTGATGTTGCAAAAGCGTCTAAAATCACTGTTGAGTATAAAGGTAAGCCTTACTTTATGTACAAAGGTACTTACGAAGCGTTACAACGTTTTAGAGGTGATATCTCTAACTCATTGATGTTTGGTAAAGGTTCAGGAGATTTCTATGCAGGAGCATCTGTAGGAGATATGAATATTGGAGGAAATGCAGTACAAACTACTAACGGTCTTAAGCAAGAACTTCAGGCAGGTGGTATTTTAAATTCTGGATCACCTTACGATCATGCATCTGATGTATTAGCAACGTTATCTACTTTGACTGCTGCATTAAACAAAGCAAGAGCACCAAAAGACTACTGGATGTGGTTAGGTACTTCTGCTAACATTGCTATTGACAACGCTTTAAACGGGTTGAATTCAACTGGTTTAACTGGTGCTAGATTTTCAGTAGATGGAAAGAGCATTGACTTAGGTGTTGACAAGTTTAGCCTATACGGAAGAACTTGGAACAAGAAGCAATTATCAATCTTAGATCACAATGAACTAGGTTCTACAGTAACTGGATCTGGAGAGATTTACCTTGTACCAACAGGACAAGTTAAAACTGCCGGAGGTGGTGGATCACAAGATTACCTACAAGTACGTTACTTAGAAGGAGATGGAAACAACTACTCTTTCAGAGAAACTTTGACAGGTGGACTTGCTCCAACTCCAACTAGTGCTGATTCAATTCTTGACGTAAACTACCAGGCTATTATGGGTCTAGAAGTATTAGGAAAAGAACACTGTGCACTTGTAACAGGATTTTAGTAATAATAAACCTTAAGAAGAGGGGAGGTAATCCCTCCCTTCTTTTTTTTAAAAACCAACAATCATGATAAAAACAAAAGAGTACAACAACGTAAAAACCCCTCCTCAATTAAAAAGAAATGAGGTAAAGGTATTTCAGTATTTAAATGTGAAAGAGGATAAACAAAACCCTGGAAAGGTAATAATGCCATCTGTTCACATGATTCCACAAGTAGACAGAGTCTATGATAAAGAGGCTGATGATTATATAGATATTGCATCTATTGGGTCTTTAGGTATTGCAGGTAAACCAAGTTTTAATACTATACAGTTTACCAAAAAAGATAAAGGCTTAATGGCTTTAAGAGGAGGTAAAACAGGGGATAGAGAAATTTTTCAATATTTAATGTTGTCTAACTATAATGCTTCTAATCCAAATAGGGACACAAGTATTGTTCCATTATTTAAATTAGTTGAGCCTAAGAAAGATGCTGCTGATAGTAGAAAGTTAAGAAACTTGCGTAGAGATGCGATGAATGTTGCTGCTGAACTTTCTGCTGCTGAGGTAAGAGAATTTATTGCTTCAATGAATAAAGATGAAAAAAGAGATATTTCTATTTTACGAGATGAGTTGGAGATTATGGCAGAAAAAACTCCACAAGAATTCATCACGTTAAGTAAAGACAAACACAAGTCTATACAAGCAAATTGTAAGGCTGCATTAGACAAGAAATTAATCAAGTTCGATAAGGCTTCTAGCACCTTTATATGGGTGTCAACAGGTGAGACTATTGTACAAGTTCCAAGGTCATCAAAAACAAGTTATTTACAAGGCTTCACTAACTTTGTTTTGAGTAACAAAAATGGGGAATTAGTTTATGAAGAAATCGTAAAATTGCTTAAATAATTTGTTGTTGGTTTGTTTAAAGGTCGGTCGCAGGAAATTAAGTACTGAGACCGGCTTTTTTTATTATTAATATGTATGAGCACATTCACTAATGATGCAGGAACTGTATCTATAGATTTCCTAGTTCAATTCGATCTAACCTCAACTCCTAAGTTGAAGGTTACGGATAACTCAACTTATAGTTCTTCTCAGTCAGGAGTTAAAATTTTTATAAAAATAACTAGACCTGATGGAATAGTTAGAAATCATCAAGCAGAAGGAGTTGCAGATATTACAGGTAATTCTGGAAGTTTGAACGTTTTTGAATACACATTACCCTTATCTCCTAGTGACGGTAAAGTTAGTAAAGGTTCATATAAGGTTGAATATAGTTTTACAGTTGGAGATGATGACACTGTGAAAAGAGTAAAAACAATTTCATACGAATTTAAGAAAATAGAACTTACAGTTTTTCAAGATATAAATGAATTTACTCCACTTATAAAGGTTAAAGACACAACACCAAGTTACGATGTAACTAACTATAGTTTAGGATCTATAAGTAGGTTGTTTATAGCCCAAAACAGTAAATCTGGTTCATCAATATCAAACCAAACAACAATAGGTCTTTCTAGTGACGATAGAGAGTTTTCTTTAGCGGATACGACATCAAAATTTTACGATAGTAAATATATTGTTGATTTAGAGGTGACCTTACTGCATCAGCACTCTGCATTTAGTTGGTTTAGTGTCAAATCAAAAAGCATAAAAAGAGATATTGTTAAGGTTCATAAAGTTCCAACTAAATTAGAGATGATATCTTATTTTAACACATTAAGAAATTTAGTCGAAACAAATGATGGTTATAATAAATCTTTGTATGAGAAATACTCAAAAGACTATGAGTTTGTAATTACCAGTTTTGATCTTTTAGTTAGAAGATTAGATGCAGGTTTATCTGATGATGACAATACAGATATTGTAAGAGATATATTAGCAATATTAAGAAACGATGTACCTAGAACTCACACACAAGAAGAAATAACAACAGTATCGCTACAAATATATTCGACAGGAATTAGTGTTACATGGGACTCTTTAGAAGATGTTCCAACTTATAACCCATTTGTAACATATGAAAAAACATTTGCAACAGCATCTTCACAATGGGACGTTTCACATGGTTTAAATAAAAAACCTTCGGTAACACTCGTTGACGACAATGAAAATATTGTGTATGGGGCTGTAGAATACGTAAATTTGAATGTTATTAGAATTACATTTAATTCCCTTACATCTGGAAAAGTATATTTAAATTAAAAAAGTTATGGCAATAGAATATTTACATCATATTAATCTAAGCGACAATCAACTAAAGAATGTCTTATTAGATAATAAAACAACAGCACTAAGAGACGCAATGACTGCTGCGGCAGGTCACGTTATTTTCAATACTACATTAAGTAAATTTCAGTTTTATGATGGAAGTAATTGGCTTAACCTACAAGATGAACTAGATGAGTCTGAAGTAAGAGCAATGATTTCTGCAACTGATGCAGGCGGTGATGGTAGTTTTGCTTATAATGATGCTACAGGTGTATTTACATATACAGGACCTAGTGCTGCTGAAACAAGAGCACACTTTTCAAATGGTACAGGTATAACAATTACAAACGGTGAAATCGCTACCACTATCACCCAATATACTGATGCAGATGTACAAGCGTATATATCAGAAGGTACAGGAGTTTCTATAGATAATGCCGGAGAGATTTCTATTGGTCAAGCGGTAGGTACAGGAGATAGTGTAACTTTTGAAGATATTGAAGCCGCAGGAAATCTTGTTGTTGATGGAACTTTAGCAGTTGATGGTAACGTTACTTTAGGTAATGCAACTAGTGATACTGTAACAATTAAAGGTAACCTTAATGTAGAGGGAACAACTGTTACTGTTAACCAAACAGCAATTAATGTTACAGATGCATTTGTATTTGAAGGTGCAACTGCTGATGAGTATGAGACAACTCTTACAATTGGAGAGCCAACTGCTGACAGAACTATAACCCTTCCAGATGATGATGGTACAATCGCTTTAGATGGTGATATTAGAACCGATAATGAGATCAAGGATATTGTTGGTGGAATGGTTTCTAGTAATACGGAAACAGGATTAAGTGTAACGTATGATACTACAAATAAGAATTTAGATTTTGTTCTAACTAAAGATCCTACAATAACGCTCACAGGAGATGTCACCGGTTCTGGAACTATGACAAACCTTGGTAATGTATCCATTGCTTTAGACACAGTAAAAAACAAGGCAGCAAACGGAACAGGACCTGTGTCTGATGCTGATACAGATTTTACTTTTACACACAGTTTAGCAACATCTAATATAATTGTTCAAACATATAAATCGAATAAAGTTGTTCATTGTGAATTAGAAATTATCGACTCTAATAATGTTAAGGTAATTTTTGCATCAGGACAAGTAGCGGATAGTATAACAGTAAACGTTCTTTCTGCTGCATCATAAAAAAATAGCAGAACATGGCAATAGAATTCTTAAATGGAATTGACTTAGCAGGGGACTTAGAACTCAAAAAAGCCGATCCTAAAATAATCCTGTATGATGACTCTGGAGCCAATGGAACTCCTAATGGAGAAATTGTTTTTTCAGAGGCAGATAACACCGAAAACTTTAAACTTAGATACAACGGTCTTAATGATCGTTTTGAGTATTGGGGATTAATTTCAGGAACTTCTACATTAGTAGGTTATTGGAATCGAAGTACTGGTACATCTTTACATTCTGTAGGTACAATTTCAACAGGATCAGATGGAAATTCTGCCAATTGGAAAACAGCATACGATCATAGTCAAGCCACTCATGCTCCTACGGATGCAGAAGCAAATGTACAAGCAAACTGGACTGAAACAACTACGACTAGTGATGCTTTTATTTTAAATAAACCTTCTACGTTTCCGCCAAGTACTCATAATCACGATGGTGACTATATACAAGATGGCGGAACAACTAGTATTAGTAACATAAATACTATTGGTACAGAATCTATAAAACACAGATGGAATACTTCAACTACAGGTAGACCTGCATCAGGTCAGTCTAATGAATATGGAACTGTAACCACTCTTACTTACGACTCTTCTTATGCAACACAACTTGCTTGGGATATAGATCAAGGCAATTTATACGCAAGAACTTTAGACCTTACAAACGATTCAGGAACTTGGAAAAGATTTGCTTTATCTACAGAAATACCTACAGATCATGGAGATCACGATGGATTGTATTTACCTATAGGTGGAGGAAGTCTTACAGGTGCTTTAACAATAGCACCCGCTACAGGCTTAAATGCAGTTTTAAATATAAATGGTGACCAAGATTCTTTTATAGAAAAAGATACTGGAAATCATTTATACATTGCAAATAACGCAAACAATAAAGACATAAAATTTAGAGTTAAGGATAATTCAACAAATGTAATTGCTTTAACTTTAGATGGATCAGAAAATGGAAATGCATCTTTTACAGGTCAAGTAAAAGCCGCTAACGTATTTATTGCTGATGATATTGATGTAACAAATGGCACCCCTGCAACTGGTAATGCTAGATTCAGTGGTTATGGTTTAAATGGGAATAGAGGTGCTTTTTATATAACAAACGGAGGAGGAACTGTTCAAATAGGTAATGGAGCAACACATAATGCAAGTCCTACCGCAACATTTTCTTCAACTGAAATTACTTTTGCAAGAAACACAAATATTGGAACAAGGAAATATTTTTTAACAGTTAACGCACCTTCAGGTCTTACAACAACAATTGTAAACAGTACTATTAACGTAGGTTTTACAGCATCTACAACTACTAATATAGATTACTATTTAATATTTAGTTCTGTAGGTGGTGGAGATTATGGATTGATATCTGTGATTCCTCCTACTGATTTTGGGGCGACCATGTCAGTAATTGACAACTCATTTGATGCAACAGGTACGCAAGCGTATAGAGTTTATGCAGTTAAAAATGGTGTTTACTCAACAGCACTTACAGGTAGTCAGGCTTTCGCTGTAACTAGTGCAGAGCCAACTAACATGAGCGTAGTTAATTTAAACAAAGCATATTACGTTCAATGGGATCCTCCTAGTGCAAACGCAAGGTTTATTACAGCATACAATGTATATAAACATGAACACGCTACTCAAGGCAGTTTAGATAGAGATTCTGCTACTCTAATATATTCTGGTTTAAACACCAGTTACATGTATCAGATTAGTGGTGCGAACAATGTTAATTATCACCAATTTTGGGTTGAAACAACTATAGGATAACATGGAAGATACTTTAGAATATTGGAAAAAAATTAAAGAGGATAGAATACAAGACTTAGCGGCTGAGGAGGCAATAGATACTCCAGATGATCGGCATTATAGATTATTAAAAAAAAGTCTCATAGAAGCACAGAATAAAATAAACGAAATAAATGGCATTTAAAACAGAACTACTAAATAAAGATAATGACATATCCGTAGTGGGGTGTATGATAACTAACTGTCGAGGACAGTTTGGTGTTCTTCCTGTACATAAGGGAGGTATGTCTAATTATAAAAGTAGATCTGGTGGTGGTGATTATGATGGTGGAGATAGAGTTATTGGTTTTACAACTGGTTATGAAATAGATGGTGATTTACTTTTTACTGTTGGTTGGGGAGATGGCTTTGCTGTTCGTAGACTTAACAATGATGGTACTATGACAAGGCTATATCATGAAACTCAATTCTTATACAGAGATACATCATCAACATATAACCATTTACAATCCGTTGCTATAGATAAAGTAAATCAGAAAGGTGTTGTAATGACTTACAATGTTGAAGGGTATACAACTTTTGATTATAGTGGTTGTGTAAACGGTGGAACTACCTTTGTTAAGGACGCAAGACCCACTCATAGTAACCCAGATTTTTTTATTGGTTCTCAAGATACTGGTGGTGGTTATGTTAATAGAGTCGGGACTTCTTACACTGGTGGCTTATGTGCAGCAGGATCTTGGTTTTATGCAGGTGACCACGATGCTCATCATTACAAAAAAGTAATGAGAAGAAATATACATACAGGAGTTGAAGAAAGGCTAGATGCAACTTCGTCTAGCAATATGAAATCTGGTACTGCTGCAATGGATAGAAACGGATATAGATATTATATTAATTATGATGAGGTAAACGATAGAATATTCTACATGCCTTTTTACAATGGTAGTTTTAACCTTGTGCTTGATGCTTCTACCTCATCTCCTGAGTTAGTTTGGTGTGATGTAGGTGATGCAGGAAAAGGTGATGATTCATATGAAGCAGGTATTTTTATACCTGATCCGCACAATGAACCTAATATTGTTTGTGTTGGAAGTGGTAATCAGTTACTTAAATTAAATATAACACCTTGTATGTCAGGTAACGCACCAACAGTTTTAAAAACAGTTTCGTTTTCAAGCAACTGGGTTAATAATTTAGAGTACCCAATTCATTTTAGGTTTGGAAATAAGTATCATAAAACAACAGGTACACCAATGGATAAATCTCCAGGATACCCTGAACATTGTCCTACTGTTGCAGATAGAGGATGGGCAACCATAAGAGGGTTTGTAGATTGGGATAATGAACAGACAGCAACTGCTTTAAGACACGATAATGCTGTTGAAGACACAACAACAGGCGGAAGAGGAAGATCATTTAGAGATGATTACGGAGTGCCTATGGTTTTAATGTCTTCTGCGAACGGAACAAAATATTGGATACAAATGGGTTATGGCGGTGATGGTCATTCTTTTACTATTTGGGATGAAGATGATAACCCTAATGAGTTAATTGGTGATTGGGAACTCGTTCATGGTACTTTTACATTAGATAATAGTGCAAATGTAGATATGGTACACGTTGGAAATTCACAACATTTTAAGGTTCCTGCAAATTGTACTTTAACAGTTTATGTTTCAAATAACAATGGAACGTCTTGGGAGACATATGATAGAACATCAGATGACGCACATGTTTTTACAACAACAGGAACACAACTGAGAGTTAAATTCACAGCAACTGGAAGACCAGATAGATCTCCTTATTATGTTGGTAATAAAGGATATTTAACTGTATCATACGGTTCTATGCATGACGCTGCTAAAAACTCCAACATAAAATTTAAAATAACACGTAAAAGATTAAGATAATATGGCAACAGTTACATCATCAAAAAGACATTTAGTTTTAACTTCTGACACTTACACAAGTAACGGAGATGTTGTAGTTGGTGGTGACTTAACTATCCAAGGAACTACTACTACATTAGATACAGCCAATCTTTTGGTTGAAGATAAAAATATAATTATTGGAAACGTTAGTTCTCCTAGTGATACAACTGCTGACGGTGGAGGTATAACTTTAAAGGGAGCAAGTGACAAAACTATTAGTTGGAGTAATGCTAATAATAGATGGGATTTTAATCAAGGGATTACATCATCTGGAGATATAACTGCTGCAAACTTATCAGGTACAAATACTGGTAATAATTCAGCAAATACACACAGTAGTCTATTTATTGATAGAGGGAGTATAGATGTAACAACATCCTCTGGCGGAAGCAATAGCAACCCTTTTGATGATGCCCATACAGAAACCAAGGTAGCAGAAAACGGAATGCGTACAATAAGTTATACAGGTGCAAGTGCATTTTTGTATACTTTTAATAACGGTGGAAGTGCTAGTGTTGTACAAATAGGTGCACATTATAATGGTGAGGATTATTATTTAAGAACTAGGACTGATAGTTCTAATTGGCAAACCTGGAAAAAGATTAGAACTTTTGGTAATACCACAATACCTACAGTTCCAGACTCTTACGCTCCAACAGACGCTGAAGCAAACGTGCAAGCAGATTGGACTGAAACAACCACGACAAGTGACGCCTTTATACTTAATAAACCTACTATACCAACAGATCACGATGGATTGTATTTACCTATAGGTGGAGGTGCTCTAACAGGAGACGTAACATCTAATTCTCTTATAACAGCAGATTTATTAAGGCTGACTAATGATGCTACTGACACAACTAGACACAGAATATCAGTTTATGATTCTGGTTCCACATCATATGGTATGATGCTTTGGAATAGTAACGGAACTAGTGGTGACTGGGCAACAATGATATATGGTCCAAACCAAAGTAATAGAAGAATATCTTTTGGTAAAGCAAACGCTAACTTTGCAACTAATAATAATCATGCAGGTGTTGATGAGTTAGCGTGGTTGGATTTAGATAATGGAAATTACTTTACAGATGGTAATATTTATCCTGGAGGATCAACTACTAAATATGTAAGTACAGGTAGGATAGATAATTGGAACACAGCATATACTCATAGTCAAGCAGCACACGCTCCAACAGACGCTGAAGCAAATGTTCAGTCAGATTGGAATGCTACATCTGGAGATGCACTTATACTTAATAAACCTACAATACCGCCAGATTATGGTGCACATAATGGAGTTTATTTAAAGACAAACTATCGAGCAAACTGGATTAGAGTCGGTTATGGAAATAGTGGAGGAGTGAGATATCATAAACTTGCTACTATAGTCGTTCCGTCAAGTTACGTTGACTATAATGCTACATTTGACTGGACAGGTAGATATGCATCAGGAACGGCAGGAATACATCTTCATAGCGATGCCAACACCACAGCAGTTGTTTATGGTGCATGGTATGAGGATTTTAATCCAACTAAAACCTTAGAAGGAACTAATGGATGGATAAAATACACTAAGTCAGGAGACACTGTAGAAATATGGATTAAAACAAGCGGATGGAGAGAGTTTGATTATATACAAAAAGATAGTGTTACAGAAGGAAGTCCTACTGTTACTTGGTATAATGAAAATACTACAACTGATCAGTCGACAGAACCTAGTAACTTAAATGCTTTCACTAATAGAACGCATACAGCCGCAGGTTATTCAACTGCTACAGGAGTTGCTGATAATGCAGAGGTAAATGTACAAGCAGATTGGACTGCTACGTCAGGAGATGCACTAATACTTAATAAACCTACTATACCTACGGTTCCAGACTCTTACGCACCAACTGACGCAGAAGCAAATGTACAAGCAGATTGGACTGCTACGTCAGGAGATGCATTAATTTTAAATAAGCCTACTATACCAACAGATCATGGCGATCACGATGGATTGTATTTACCTATAGGTGGAGGGACTGTTACAGGGGATTTAACTGTAAATGGTAAAGTAACCCAAGCAGGATCTGTTGGTAGAGAAGAATGGGGTAGAGTTTACTCAGCAAGCATTACAACTATTGCAACACTTATAACAAGTGATGGTTCTGCTTTGCCAACAGGTGGTGCTTATAGAATGACTGCTCACATACCAGGGACAGGGACAGATCAAGTTTCTATGGCTGTTTTTTGGAATGAAAATGGAACCTGGTATTGTAATAATACTTTTGCAGGTGGTACAAGTTCAAATCATATTGAGTTTTTAATATCAGGTAGTGTGCCTAAAATAAAGACATGGCATTCAAATAATTACAATATTCAAGTAACTCATGAGAGACTTTTTCTTGGTGAGACAGGAACAGATAATCTTAGAGGCTATTTTGGAGCAGATTCATTTTTAAAATGGTTAGAGAGCACAAACACTCTTACTGTCCCAGGAACTATATCGGCAAGTGGTTATAATGACACCAATTGGAACACAGCGTATACTCACTCACAAGCAACCCACGCACCTACAGACGCTGAAGCGAATGTGCAAGCAGACTGGACTGAGACAACTACAACTAGTGATGCTTATATACTTAATAAGCCTGCTACGTTCGCACCAAGTGCACATGATCACGATTCTACTTATGTAAAGTTAACTTCTAGTGAAGAACAAGAAATATCTGGAGATGTTTTATTTAATGATACAGTTCAATTTGATGGAGATGTACAAAATATAACCTCCACTACTGCGGTAAATATACAAACTACAGGTGGTGCAATGCTTGTCTTAAAAGACACTAATAGTGCAGGTGTTGCAGCAAATCCTTATATTAATTTTGTAGACTCTTCAAATACCAGAGTGGGTTATATAGGTATAGGTTCGACAGGTAATTCAAAATTATATCTAGAAGGCTTAGGTGGCATACAAACAAATAATCCGTTATCAGTTACTGGCTCATTAACAGTAAGCACTACTGGTAATTTTGCAGGTAAGGTAAATTTTCAAGGAGATGCCGCTATTGAAGGTGGATCTGGTTATGGTGTATTTAAAGGTTACACAGGAAATGATAATCACTTTATTTCAGTAAGAGGTATTGTAGCCAATACATCAACTACAACTATAACAGGTGGTCATCAAACAACTTTTGTTGAACATGCTGACGAATCAAATGAGGGTTGGTACTTCAAAAGTAAAACAACTGGCACATATCGTGAAATAGCAAGGATTGATGGTACAAATAAAATGTACTTAGGTGGAAATGAAGTATGGAATGCAGGTAATGATGGTTCAGGTTCTGGATTAGATGCCGATACTGTTGATGGATCTCACGCAAACTTAAGTTATGGTGCAGGTAAACAATACGACTTCACTGTTAACGGAAATGCAGATGTATTTTACCCCGTTGTAATTTCGGGTATGTCTAGCCCTAGAATGACAAGGCTTACTGTTTATAGAAGTTATTCTGAAACTGCACCAAGTACATGGAATACCTCAACACACAAAGGTGGATTAACCTTAGATATGGATGTTCGTGTAGGTGGTTGGGGAGGTTATCCTAATATGATTAACGTTCATGATTTTGGAGAAATATACTCTAGAATTTGTGGAGGTGCGGCTTACACTGCACATACAATGAAATTTGTTATTTGGCTTCGTGGTGGAACTGCTTCATACCATATAGATTCACCAAACAAAAACTTATCTATAGAAGTTAACGACAATACTTCGGCATCGAACTATGTTACTGGATCAACAGGAAATGGATCATGGTATTCTTATACGAATAGTAATACCTCATACAATGTAACGGTATCAGCGAAAGATTTGTCTGATGCTGACATTGGAGCAAAGGATCTACTGGTTTATATGCCAATAAGGTATAATGGTAGTCAAAACAAAGTTATATCAGGTGTATCATTACCAACTAGTCTTGATGCTAACAATGCAAATACGTTAGATAATCTAGATAGTACAGAATTTCTTAGAAGTAATACTGCTGACACAGCAAGTTCGAAGATATCGTTTACAGCCTCTGAGTCAATTGGTTTTAAAGGAGCAAGAGGAGGTTTTACAAATGAATATATACACCTTTATAATAAGGTTGGTATTGGTCATCCAAGTGGTTGGGGACAAGGAGAAGCAGATACACCCGCTACAGGTTTATCTACTTATGGTGGTGCAAGTTTAAGTTATGGAACTAAAGCAGAATCTACTGTTCATGGTAATCTTAATGTTGGGTCTGCTGCTGACACAGGAAATAGAGATTTATATTTACATGGATCTACTGCTAATAAAAAATCTAGACTAAGAACAACAAATGGTAATCTACACATTGATTCTGCTGACGGTAATTCTTTATACTTAAATTATTATTACGGAGCCGGAACTAACATATATTTTGGTACTGGTAATGGTGGTTATTGCGGTACAGTATCTTCAGCAGGTATTCTTAGAATGGCTAGTGATGTTGTTGCATACTATAGTTTTTCTGATAGAAGGTTAAAAACGAATATTAAAACAACAGAGAATAACCTAGATAAGATATTATCTTTAAATCCTGTAGAGTACACATGGAAAGAAGGACCTAGAGAGGGAGTAAAAGAAATTGGTCTTATTGCTCAAGAAGTTGAAGAAGTTGTTCCAGAGGTAGTTAGAGTACAGTCTAGACATCACGATGAAAAAGAGGAAGGTGAAGAGTACAAACAAGTAGACTACGAGCACTTAGTATCCACACTAATTGGTGCAATGCAAGAACAGCAAAAACAAATAGACGAATTAAAATCACAAATATCTGTGTTTAATGTTAAAAAATGTAAATGTAAAAAATAGAAATTATGGCAAATACTTACTTATTATTAATAGATCAATTATATGTTCAGCCTGTCCAAGATTTAGGTGAAGAAACAGAATTAATAAATGTTGTTACAAAAGTTGACTGGCGAATAAAGGGAACTTCTGAAACAGGAACTATATCAAACTTTGTAGGTACAAAGATGTTAGGTTCTCCTAATTTAGAGAATTATACTCAATATAATGATGTTACTTATGAAATAGCACAAGATTGGTGTTGGTTATCTGACGAGGAAAAGTCAAATATTTATCAAGTCATTGATAGTCAAATAGATATAATTGAACAACAAAAATACCTAAAACCAGAAAAAATGCCTTGGGAAGAATTACCTCCAGGTCAAGAAGAAATAGATGCACAGAATGCACAAAACGAAGAATAAATGGCAGTACCTAGCAGTGGAACCTTAAATATTTCTGCTTTAGCAGCAGAAAAGTTAGAAAATGACTATACTGATGTGGACACAAGTTACGGTCCGTATAGTCTAAAAGACATTACTTTGGGTGGTGCGACTACTGTTAATGGTGAAGATTATGATGCTACTAATACAAATTCTGCAAATAAACCTGACTCGATTGCACCTCACGCTATGAGTGAGTGGTACGGTTATGATCACGATGCTTCAGGTTCAACTGGTAAATGTTTATTAATTATAGACTCTACCTTTTTAACCCCTGGAACACAAACAGGTTGTAGTAGTGCAACCGCTATTGCGGGGGCGACCGGAGCAATAATGACAGGTGCTACAAATTCGTTAGATTACATCTCAAGGTTTGGTAGGTATAGAAACAATTCTACTGGTTCAGTAACTTATAATATTAGAGTTTACAGACAATATAGCGATCACTGTGAATTAAAAATATATAAAGGAACTCAGACCTCAACTACAGGATACACTTTAATAAATCAAACATTAGTTCATACTCATACGTCAACAGGATACCAAACGTTTACAGGAACCCTTAATTCTGGTTCAGATTTAACAATATATTTTGGATCAACCCCAAATGCAAATGCAACAAGATATGCTTCATTTGATCAGTTCTATGTTAACGGGTCTTGTTCTTATAATGGAACAATGTATGCAGTACCGATATTAGGAAGTGGTTCTTCAACCGCTTACCAATGGAGTACTAGTCAAAGTGCTTGGTCTAATGGCTATTCTCAAAGATATAATAGTTCTTCTTGGAGTACTGCTTATATTCATCAATGTGCAGGAAGTAATTGGACTATAGGAAACACGATATATCAAACAAACAGTAGTGCAGGATCTGAAGTTGCTTTTAACGGAACTGGTTGGAGATGTGGTGCTTTTCCATCAACAACATATACAAATTATGGATATCCAGGTGGTAGTAATTATAATATCATTGCTTTTTACAACGCTTTTCATGACCCAGGGAATATTGAAAACACCTTTGTCGATGAATTTCTATAAATAATTTTAATTAAAACAAACAACAATGAAACAAAACAAAGAAGAACCTTGTGTAGATTGCGGGGATGAAAACAAACCAAGGATTTTTATTGCGTGCCCAGGAAACAGATTCTCAAACAATTTTTTAAATTCTTGGACAAACCTAATTATGTGGATAGTAGACAACGGTTATGTGTTTACATCTAATATTGATTACAGTTCACTTATACAAACATCAAGAGACAAGGTTATGGGTACGTCTCATAATTCAGCACAACCTTTTGATGGTAAGTTTGATTTTGATTATATGTTACTTATTGACTCTGACATGACCTTTCATCCTAAAGACTTAGAGAATTTACTTTCAAGGGATGTTCCTGTTGTTTCAGGAATATACAGAATAAAACCAGATGACTCATGGTCAGCATGGGTTGGTGGTGATGATGGTCAAGTTCCCTCTGAAGGTGGTGGTGGAAACTGGATTAATGATGAATATGTAAAAAAGCATAAAGATCAAATGGTACAAGGTGACTTTGGTGGACTAGGTTGGTGTCTAATAAAAAAAGAAGTTTTTGCTAAACTTACACCGCCACTTTGGTTTGATGATCAGGCTGATAAAAACTATGGAGAAGACGTTGTTTTCTTTAGAAAAATAAAGGCAGCAGGCTACGATATCAACTTTGATTTGTCTGTAAAATTAGGTCACGAAAAAACATTCATTTTCTCTTAAAAACTGAACAGTAAAAAAATACAACTACTCTGTATTATTTCTCTTTATTTGTATGAACAAACATAAATTATATATACAATTATGGCAACAATTAAAAAAAGTGAACTTAAAGAAGTTCAAGAGAATAACCAGAAGCAATTTGAGATTAAATCTGCACTGGGTGATTTAGTAATTGCGAAGCAGTCGTATGATCAAAGAAAGGAAGCGTTACTTGCTTCTTGGAATGAGGTGAGTGCAAAGCAAAAAGAAATTCAAGATAGACTTAAAGAGTCTTATGGAGAAGTTACTATTGATATCCAAACAGGTAAAATCATCGAACCTGCTACTGAAAATGTAGAGCAAGATGACAATAAAGGAGATTCATGATTATATAGTCTTTATTCTAAATAAAGAGACTACCGGGTATGTATCACATAAAGATATTGACGCTGCTATTGATAGGGGTCAGATGTCTAAGTTTATGGAGTTGTACAGCAACCCTAAACAACATCAACCAGGTAGACCTATTCCACCTATTGCCTATGGTCAAACACAGAAAATTTCTGATGACTTAAGGTATTTTAAAAAAAGGGAGCAGTTTACTAGCGACTCAACAGGAGTAATAAACTTCACAGGTCTAACAGAATATTTACACCTACTAGGTGTATATGTTGTTGGGACCTTAAACAATACACCTAATAATTCTTATGTTGTTACAGATGGAACTGTAGCCTATACAACGTCTACAACAAATAGAACTTTTGCAAAACCTGTTAAAGTTGTTAGTGAGGATCAGTTAGCAGACAGATTAGTATCTCAAGTTGCTGCACCCTCTACAACATCACCTATAGGTATCTTAGGCGACTCTGGAAATAAGATTCAATTGTTCCCTGAAGTTCAACACTCAGGATATATTATGTACTTATCTAGACCAATTAAACCTTTGTTTAGTCATGTGGTTGATGGTAGAAAGATAGTTCATAATGCTTCTAGTTCTAACGCTACATTTACAGCAGGTTCTGCTTTGACATTGCCAGATGGTACAACAGTTTCCGCAGGTGCAACATATACGTTACCAGGTAGTGTAGAATTAAATTGGGCAGAAGATTGTATAAACGATGTTATAAATAAAGCCTTAAACTTTTTAGGTGTTCACCTAGAAGATGTTAATGTTATTCAGTACACAGAAGGTAAAAATCAAACAGGACTATGATAACAAAAGGAAAATTAACAGACCAAATATTAAGGTTATACTCAGGCGGTAGCACAAATGATGAGAAAGAAATATCAAGAGATGATATTAACTTACTAGTAGGTCAAACTATAAATAAACTACTAAAAACTGAACATTTAGCAGTTAATATGCAGTCAGGGGAGATGTTTCCTCCACACACTCTAATTACAACTTACTTTGTGGATTTAACAAGCAACTCGTCTCATAATCCATATGTACATGCTTTCTTACCTGTTTTTCCGATATCCCTTCCTAGAAATATAGGTGTATGGTCGGTTTCAAGTCCTAGTGGTGCAGACGAATATATTCCATTGCAAACTGGTCAACAATCTTTAATATCATCTCAAGATCAACTGAAGTTTTTAGAGACACAAGTTGGTTATTGGGTTGAGGGAAATGTAATAAATTTTTTAACAGATATTACAGAAAGTCCTTACAACGAGTCAAGAGTAAGAATACAGTTATTAATAGTTGATCCAACTATACAAGGCGAGTATGATTATTTACAGATACCTGTTGAAATGGAGGAAGCAGTAGTAAAAGAAGTTTTAACACTAATTGGTGCTCTACCTAAAGTAGTAGATAAAGTATCAGATTCAAATAGTCAGATATGAAAATATACACAGTAAATGAGATAGTACGCTCTGCTCTATTGACAACAGGAAAGCCTATACATTATTATATGCATTACTTACACTATGCATTGAAGGCTGTTAAAGAAATAGGATACGATTCACCTTATAAAATAAAGTCTACAAAATTAACTGTAGACGAAAATAGAGAGATAACCCTACCTGATGACTTTGTAGATTATGTTCGAGTTGGTTGGGAAAAGGGACAGTTTGTAATAAAATTAATAGAACGAGATTCTTACAATAGGTTAATGAATCTTGACTCAGATGGGAATCAAATACCATATCCTGATGTTGAAACTGATCAAGGTCTAATTTATTCGGACAGTAATGATACACATACAAACGATCAAGGTGAACATACTGGTGGGCATTTTGGACATAAGCCGACATATAAAAACTCTTTTATGGTAATACCAGAAAGAAATAAAATAATGTTAGATCCTTCTTTAAATAAGGCAAAAGAGATTGTTATAGATTATATAACAACAGGTTTTTCTGAAACAAGTACAGATGCCACAACTATGCCTGCTTATGCGGCAGAGGCTGTAGAAAGATATATTTTATGGCGATTTGCAGAACACGACAGAGTAATACCAATGAACCAGAAGTTGATGGCAAAAGAGGAGTGGATACATTCCCACAAAAGATATAGAAGTAGAAATTATCAGTTGTCGATGGATGATGTTCTTAAATCTTTAAGATCTCATACGTATGCTGCTGTCAAATCTTAAGAATGGAGAATACAAAGAAAACATTTATAGCAGGTTTAAATACTGATGACTCTAATTTTGCCCATACTGGTGAAGATAATTTGGATGCCTTAAACGCAAGAGTTATATCTTCATCAGAAGGTAAATCTGGTTCGCTTTCTAATGTAAATGGAACGACTAACATACCAAATTATCAAGTAAATCAAGATACAAAGGTAATAGGCTCGTATGAAGATCCTACCACAAACAATATATTTTATTTTTTAATTAACAAAGTCACTTCAAACTGTGCTATATATTGTTATAAGCCTGAGTCTGAAAATATATATCTAGTCTTAAATGACAATGACTTAGAATCTAATTACAGTTTAAATTTTAACAAAGATAAGCCAATAACAGGTATAGCATACATAGATGATATACTGTATTGGACTGGTGTTGAAGAAAGGGAACCATTTAGAATAAATGTAGAGAGAGGTATAGCGACAAACAACTTAGGTTATCAAACCGAATCAGAACCATATGTACAGCCTATTAAAAAGTCTGTAGTTACTTTGATTCGTAAACCTCCAATGCTACCTTTAAAAACAACAGTTCAAGAAGATAGTACAAGAGATACGTCATTCTTAAAATCTAGGGCACATACTTTTGCATACAGATATGTATATAAAGACGGTGAGACCAGTGTTTTTTCACCAACATCACACCATTATCCTAACCAGGATATGGATAATGAAAATCATAAAACATCTAAAAAAATTAAGGTAGATTTTCCTTTATACGAGGCAGATTCGACTGGAATATCTCAAGATGTACATAAAATACAGTTTGCTGTAAAGTTTGATAAAGACACATCGTATTTTATTTGGAAAGAATTTGATAGCGTTTCACATGCTACTGTATTTCAAGGACAAAAAGAAAGTACAGAGGGTGTTATTACAGCAGACTTTTACAATGATGTTTTAGGTTTTTCTGTAGATGACTCTAATTCTGTTAAGTTGTACGATACAGTTCCTTATGAGGCTGAGGCATTAAGTATAGCCAGAAACAGATTGTTTTTAGGTAATATTAAAGAAGGAAGGTTAAATCCAAAACAAATAGATTCTAACGATATAAGTTTAGAAATAATAAATCAAAACTTTAGCGACAGTTTTTCTCAGTATGATAGAAATAAGGGAGGTAAAGTTGGTTTTGCTCACTCTTCTGCGTACCAAATAGGTATTGCTTTTTATGATTTTGCAGGAAGAACAGGAGGGGTATTGACAGATGATAGTTTAAAAGTAATAACACCTGAGCGTGGTCTTAATTTAAGTAATTATAATTCTGTAATAAGGTTTAATATAAATCAGTCTTTGATAAATAAAATCCCGGACTGGGCAGAATACTATGCTATAGTAAGAACTAAAAATTTAACTAAAGATTTTACTATTTCTAATCTTTCAGATAAGATAAGATATTTTGAAACAGACTCTAACGGAGGATTCTCTGTAAATGTTGAAAAAAAATATCCCGTAAATGACACAAATGATATTCAGGCTTTATCAGGAACACCAAGTGGAACTTTTTCAGATAATGAATTTATTTCTTTCTCTACTAATCATGAGGGTATTGCTATTGGTCTCGGAGATTTGACATCATACAAACAGGGTTATAGTTATCAAGAGGGTGACCGTATAAAACTTATAACATCTAATAAAGTATCTGAATTTGCAATAATAGGGCAAGAAGGAAAATATGTAAAAACAAACTTAGTTAACTTAAATGATGTAAATTATTTAGGACAAACTTCCTTGGCTAATATTGATCACACTATTGTGTATGAGATATACAGTCCACACAAAATACAACCAAACGAATTTTATTACGAATGTTTTAATGGTAGAATAATAAGAGAAGAAGATAATCAACCAACTTTATCCAATATGTCTGGAGATTTAATTGGTGATGTATATTTAAGATCTTTAAAGGCTGATACTTCAGACTTAGAGCCTCATTTCTTTTCGGCTTCAGCGAGATCCCAGAATAAATATAATGATCCTTTTGCAGGACATTCAGCGTACATAGGGTTTCCATATTACCATGGAGTTGGTTTAAATGACTTAAGTGCTAACACAGGATTAGGTAATTTTACTTACACAAATAATGACCTTAGATTTGAAATAAAAATAACATCAACCTCTGGTTCGGCTGATCAATTTCAATGGAGAAAAAGACAAGCGAATCAAAGAATGATAAATCATGCATGGGGTAATACAACTACTATTACAGGAGGTGTACAAACTTTGTCAGACGGATTAACTGTTCAGTTTAATTCAACAACGGGTCACACTTTAAATGATAAATGGGCTATTAATTGTAAAACATACGGAGCAGGGTTAGGTAATGTAAATAGTAAAACATACTCACATTATTTATCTCCGCCAAATGGTGTTATACAAGCAGGGAGTAAAGTAAAAGTACATCATAAAGAGTTTCAAGATAAATCATGGCTAGCAGGAGGAGATGTACATCATGAGTGGACCGTAACAATGGAACAATCTGAGGTAACAAAAAACTATGCAACAATAGAAGAATTGTTTTGGGAAAGTGATTTTGGAGAAAAAATTTGTGCTGTACATAATGATGGTCATATATTTTTTAGAAGAAGCACAATTGATGCTACAGGTGATAATGGTAAGAATAAAATGTACATACTTGATTCGGAGTTCAATAACAATACCCCAACTCAAGTAAGCCAATCAGATGGAACTTTAGTCAATATGATTGTGAAATCTGACTTAACTCAAAACACTGACGCTGAGGCAAAGGTGGATACTAATAATGATATTCTAGTTGATCTACCTGATGAGTATTTATATGCGGCAGAGTCTATGAATCCTAGTACTGATTATTTCTTAAACTGGATTCAAATAACAGGTAAACCAAATCTAGTACCTTCAGAGGTTAGTAGTCAAATAAAAACTACTGGTATCGTGTTCAGTGAAACAAAAATACCAGGTAGTAAAATAAATGGTTTATCTAAGTTTAGTGCTTTAGATGAGAAGAGGTTAGACGATGCAACGGGACCGTTAAGGTCATTAAAAGTTACTAGCAAAACTCAGTCAACTGGTACAGTAATGTTAGCCATATCAGAAAACGAAACATCTAGTATTTACTTAGGAGAGCAACAACTACAGCAGTCATCAAGTGGTGGACAGTTTTTGGCAGTTTCATCAGGTGTTATAGGTACAATAAATACTTTAAAAGGTTCTTACGGAACTAAACATCCTGAGTCAGTTGCAATCAATGAGGGTAGTGCTTTTTGGTTTGATGTAAAAAACCAAACCGTAGTCAAATATAACACTAATGGCTTAACAGCGATTGGAGATGTAAAAATGAAGACTTATTTTAAGGAGAAGTCTGACATTATTACTTCAGATAGTTTAAATAGTTTTGTTATAGGAACTTACGATGATTATAACTCAGAGTATATTTTAAGTTTACCTAAAACAGGTGAGACAGTTGTAGTATTGCAAGAAGACCCTTACTATCCAGATGAACCTGTAATAGATATTATAAATACAGGTGATCAGCCTACTTCAAAAGTAGTGTCAGTTTCAATCATAAAACCATGGAGTATAATAAATGAGATGACTGTTATTGATGGAGTCGGTTCATTTAGTTTTACAAGTCCGTACACATTTACAATACCGTCTAATGTAGTTATATCACCTTCTGGGTCTACAATTTCAGTAGTAAACGCTAGTAGTGGAGGTTTTAGCACAAACTCAGAGGGTGAGTTTTTAGCAGGAACAGGTTCGTTAACAATATCAAACGTATTTGGTGATGTCAGTGTTATTCAAATTCAATTAACAAGAGAAATACAATCTAACACTGGAGATATCATAGTGTCAAATGTTGTTAATTATCAAAACGATACATCTTATTTATATGGATCCCAAACTGATGGTAATACTCCAATAAGAGTTACGGGAGCATCTACAGGAACTTTTCCGATGTTTGAAGAGAAAGAAATTTCTTTATCAAATGGGTCTGCAACAATTGCATGTTCCTCAAGTGTACCATGGCAGTTCGGAAACTCGAATAACAACACCACTAACTTTACAGAGTGCTCTTTAGGAGTATGTAGTGATATTTCATCAAGTAGAATAGGAACATCTGCTACAGAAATACAGGAATCTGGTTCTGTAGTCGGTTACCAACCTGGATCATTTAATATTGTTATACAAGGAATTACTGAAGATATAGACAGTATTGTCATAGACTCAAGACCGTTAAAAAAAGCAGTTATTTCAAGTGTAGATTTTGATAATATTACTTCAACAGGAATAGAATTAAATTCATCAATAAGTTTAAATAGAGAAACTGCAACTGAGTTTGGTTTTGTTTACTCTACAACGGATACAAATCCAGTTATTGGAGCATCTGGGGTGACCAAACAAGTAATAACAGGTGATATAACAAGTATGTCTCATAGTATTACAGGTCTTAGTGCAGATACAACAGTATACGCTAAAACATATTTGATTTCTAATTTTGGAACAAGATATAGTTCTGTGAGTAGTCAGTCAACAGGATCGTCAACTAATACAGCACCAACCGTAGTTACAGGTCTTTATAAATCAGCACAAGGAGTTTACAATGGATCGATAACTTCTAACGGAGGTTCTACAGCAGGTACAAATGGTATAACTCAAAGAGGGTTTGTTCATAGTATTTCTGATACTACTCCAACAATTGGTGAGTCTGGTGTTACCACTATCACCGCATCACAAACATCAATATCATCATTCCCATACAATTATCAGGCTAGTGTAGGATTATTAGCAGAAGGAGCAACGTATTATTGGAGAGCATACGCTAAAAATGATATTGGAACTTCTTACGGAACTGTTTACAATTATACGGTAGAAGACACATCTTTTGGAATTGGAGGATTTACATTACAGAGTAACTCTGTTAATGCTAACGGAGGTTATGTTCAGATAGATGTAAGTAAAAGTCAAACAACTGGTACAGCATCAGGACAGATAACTATTGTTATGGATTCAAGTAATAGTATTATTGAATCAGAGACTGTAGACGTTGCTTTCACAAATACACAAACTATAGATTCTGTTCAAGTATATGTTCCTGGAAACTTTATAGGAGGTTCTAGAACTATAAATTTTAAAGTAAGCAATTTTGATGGTATTTCAAATGCAACTGGTCAATCAACACCTGTAAGTATAACTGGAAGTGTAAGTCAATCATCATCGAATAACAATCCATAAAAAAATATGAGCAATTTTACTATAGATACAGACTTTAAACCAGGTGACGAAATCAAGATAGTTTTTGATATTAGTAATGAGGTTCCTACTACCACAGATAAAACAGTGTATATTGTTGATTTACAGGAAGGAACTCCTCATTCTGTTGCAGAGGAAAACATAACAAGTGGTGATTATCAAACAATTAAATCAGAAAACATTCATTGGAGTAATGTTCGTGGAAGTTATGGTGAAACTAATGAAAATTATTATGCGGGGGCTTCAAGTTCAGATGGGGCATACAATACTACTCAAATAATAAACCAAACAAACCACGTATCGTCTGCCGCTAAGATTGCATCAGATATATCTAGAACTGTAGATGGAGTAACATATAATGATTGGTATCTACCTACGGTTTATGAGTTAAGTGTTTTATATAATTTAATGTCTGTATTAGACCCTATTATCGCAAATAACGGAGGTTCAAAACTTAGAAAAAATCATGTTTGGGCTATTGTAAAAAATTACTGGGCTTCACTTGAAGCAAGTTATTTGCAAATAAGAACACCAGTTTTTAGTATGTCTTTTAATCCTAATTCTGGGGGAGGGGCACAGTTTGGTAGAGAAAAAAGTCATAATTTTAGAGTTAGAGCAGTTAGAAGTCAGACAACCACAGATAATGTTTCTGTTGGAGATATATTTGGTGGTGGTATTATATACAAAATAGTTGACTCTGACACCGCTACAACTGCTCAGGTAGATTTAGATATTACATTAGGGTATGCAGATACAAATATATTATCACAAAATAATTTAGCATCTGGATATTCTAACTCAGGTGTTGAGTTGACAATAACTTCTGCTCATGGATCTAATCCAAAAATATCTTTTAACTATTCAAATAGTAATGCAGGTAATTATACATGGCAAACAAACGTTAGGGTATTTAAAAAAGTTGAAGAAATTGCTGAGGTTATAAAAACAGGAAGTAGAACAACAATAGCATGGAGTGAAGCGGCACAGAGATGGGTTAGTAGATACTCATTTACTCCAGAATACTTTTCTACACATAAAACAACCTTTGCTTCCTTTGTAAAGGGACAGTTATATATTCATGATGATTCCAATAATAAGAATTATTTTTACAATGGTAAATATCCTACACAAATATCGTATGTAGAGAATGTACAACCGTCTCAGCCTAAAGTGTTTATGACACATTCTGTAGAAGGAAATGCAAGCCCAACAATTTCGAGATTTGAAACAGTTGATAACTGGACAATGAATAGTGACCTAAACACTAATGATTATGTTAGAAAAGAAGGCACTTATTATTCAGAAATGTTTGGGGATACGAATGATCCAAATGTAGGTGAAAACTCTACATATGGAGACAGATTGATGAGAGGAACAAAATTAAGAGGACAATACATAAAGGTGTTTATGGCTTTTAGACAAGAGGACTTAGAGGTTAAACATTCTAACATTGGGTTTATAACTAGTAAAGGACATACAACTTAAAAAATAAAAATATATGGGAATAACAGCAGGAATGATTGGTGCGGGAACGCAAGCACTAGGTGGTTTAATATCAATGGGGCAAGGTCTTTTTGGTAAAAAGAAACGACAAAGAGAAATCGATGACCTTATAGCCCAAAGACCAAAGTACGAGATACCAAAGGAAGTTGGTCAAGATGTTGAGATGAGACGAAACCTTGTAAATGCTCGTTTAGATGAGCAACAAGATTTAGTCAATAACATTAATACAGATAAAGCAAATTCTTTAAATAGAGTGCAGTCATCTTCAGGTTCACTAGAAGATATGTTGGCTGTAGGTGCTTCAGCAGACGCACAATCACAAGATGCTTTGATGAAAGCCAGGATATCTGGAGCACAAGAAAGATCAGCAAGACGTGAAGGAATGTCCGAAGCGTTATCAAACTTAGCAGGCTTCAGAGATCAAGCATTTAAGTTGAATGAATTAGATCCATATAATCAAAAGGTAAAGATGACAATGGACAATAATAATGCATCTAGACAAATGATTTCAGGTGGAATGAAAGCCCTAGGTGCGGGTATGACAAACTTAGGTACAGCCGGAAATGCAGCAGGCTTTGGAGAAGGATCATTTTTCTCAGGTGTTAAAAATTAAAAAAATAGACAATGGCAAAATTCACTCCGGGCTTAATGGGAGCAAAAACAACTCCAGATTTTGGAGGGAAATCAAGTATTGATGGGTATGATAGTTCAGGAGATGCATTATTAGACTCAGCAATAAAAGGCTCTATTGCTCAAACAAATAGAAATAAAGCAGTTAAGTTTCAACAAGCACAAGTTTTAAGAGATGGTATTGTTTCAGGACATTTTTCTGACGATATGGTTACTCAAGTTGAGGGTGCATTGGATAGAATGGCTAAATTAAATCCTAATGGTAAGAACTATTCTAAGGTTCTAAATGAGGCTAACGCTGAGTTGGGGATGACCGTACAAAAACAAGCACAGGTAACTAAACTACTAGAAAGAACTAGTGCTGCGTTTGAGGGAGATGAAGATAAAAAATATTATTCTAAGGATGCTTTCTTTGCTTTATTAGAAGACAACACTTCTTTAGATTTGGATTCTCCAGGAATGAATAAAGCCTACCAAGGTTATTTAAAATCTACAAAAAATATAAATGAAGATGTTGTAAGAGAGGATTTTGTTGAGTTACTAGGTAAGTATAAGTTTGGTGGATCAACTAAATCTGAAGAAGGTAATATTGGTGAATTCTCAACCTTAAAACAAGGGGAGTATGCAGGTGAAAAAACTCAAATGTATAAACTACAAGACGGAAGATCTGTTCCTGTTTTTACAAACTCTTCAGATGTTCCGACAGACCTAGTTGAGAAATGGGGAACATCAAGTAAAGCACACATGGCAATGCTAGATGCCTACGTTGATAAGAAAACAAAAGGGAAAACAGGAACTCCAGAAGAGATGGAAGCCTTAGAAATGGCAGCAGGTCAAGAATTTATTTTAGATCAAATGAAACAAGTAATTCCTGATTACGCAAGTGTTTCTAAAACAAGAGAAAGTTTCCAACCAGGTCAAGGTGGCGGATCCTCTAGCAATAAACCAAATCCGTCATCACTTATAGCAACACAAATCAGTAGAGCACTACTAGGTGATCAATCAATTATTGGAAAAACATCCAAAAGTAGTATTATGTTCGAGAATACTAAATTATCAGGGTTTGATGTAACTAGTCAGTTCAAAGATATTAAACTTATTCCAGGTATTGGAAAATCACCAGGTAGACCTGCTACTAAAATATTTAGACCACTAAACGAAGATGCACTTTACATAGATACAGGTCGTGGAGTTGTTAGATATGACGAGAGTCAATTTAATGACTTAATGATTATGGCTTCAAGTGCAGGTAATGGGTTTGATATGACTGATGCTAATAGTCTACCTGAATACAATAATACATCGAAATCATTTAATATCAGACAAACGGTTACAGACGGTACAACAACTAAAAATATTTCTGAGTTGACTTCTGCTGAAGCACAGTCTGGAAAATGGTCACCTGCAAACCAATCACTAGCAGGTACTAAGTATCAAAAGTATCAATTGACTGATGAAAATGCTAGTAATGAAAGAAATCAACAAAAAACAGCAGGTTCAGCGTTGGCTCAAATAGAAGGATTTTCTATTGAACAAATGAATAATGACAATCAGAATTATGATAATGTAACTGAAATGAGCAAGGCATTAAATACATCATGGTCTGGTCAAGTAGTACCTGGTATTAGTACGACAAAAACGATTAAATCTATAAAACCAGGAGCAGCATTACTTGGAGCAGGGCGAGATAAGTTTGTTATAAGATTTAATGACGGATCTGATAAAACAATTGATCAAGATGAGATGAGAATGCTAGTATTGGGACAACCAACTGAATAAAAACAAGACATGGAAGACAAAGAGTTACTTGCAGCCTGGGAAAAAATAGGGCAAATATATGGTCCTCAAAAAAGAACTTATGATGAGTTTAAGTTTCAAATGCAATCTGGTGAATACAGAAAAAAAGTATTTAATAATTTAGGTGATAATGCTAAATCTGTTTGGGGTTATGATAACTATGATCAGTTCAATGCTGACAAGTTTTTACCTACTCCAACTTTAAGTATAAATAATATTCCTGAAAGTGCAGATAACTTACCTAGATTTAATGCATCTTCTTCTACTTTTGTAGATCAAACAACAGATGTTGCAAGAAAATCAAGCAATCCAAAACTATCTGGAGGTACTGGACCTGGAGGAAATTCAAGAAGAGTAAGTCCTAGAACCCAAGCAATAATAGACTCTAACAAGTCTAAAAAAGAAGAAGCAAAAAAACAAGCGTCATTAGAAAGAGCAAAAGTTGCAGCAGCAACTACTTCTGATTTAGTAACACAAAAAGCAGATTTTTATGATGTTTTAAGAAACTACTCTAATGCATCAGGAAATGAATTGTTTGCTAGTCAATTAGATTATAACAATGATAAATTAACTGGAGTTGAAAAAGGAGACTTTGAACAAAAGGCAATTAACTTTCTTTCAGAGGATATGTTTTCTGTTGTAGAAGATACAGAAAATAGTCAGGTATGGAAAGATCATGGAGATGAATATGGATTTTTAATAAATCAACTTAATTCCCAAGGGAAAGAAATAAAAATACTACAAGATAAACTTGGTACAGAAACTGATCCAACAAGGAAACAAGACCTTATAGATGAAATAAATGATATAATGTCCGAGGGTGCAGACTATAAGTCTAACAAACCTACACAAACAGGTGTATCAAACAAAATATACAAGTACGGTTCATATGAAGATATGCAAGAAAGGTTCTCTAAACTAAACAGTTTACCTGAATTTAAGAACTATCAAAGAGCAATAAACATATTAGGTCATGTTAGAGATGTAAGTGAAAATTTTGATACTAGAAACCCTGAGTGGGTTGAGAATCAAAAAAACCTAAAGGGTGCTCAAGCATATGTGGATATGAAGGATAAGTATGACCTTCCAGACGCAGAAATTCCTGGACAAATGCCACAGCCAAAATGGTTTAAAAACAATATATCAAAACCAATAGTATCATCACTTGCTAAGGGAGTAAATGATATACTATCTCTTCCTAGAACTCTTTCATTTAATGACGAATATGGATGGACAGATTCATTAGCAGAAGCATCAGAGAGAATATTTAGTAAGGAAAAAAACCCAAACATGGTTGCTCAACTTGGACAATCTAGTAATAAGGATAGAGGTTTGTCTGAGAGAGTTGCGATGGTTGATGACTATCAATTAGTTGTTGATGATAACATAGGTGCTGAATATAGATCAGCAAAAACAGTTAGAGATAAAGATGGGTATTTAGTACAAGACAATGAAATAGTAAAACAAGTAATAGAGAAGTACGAAGCAAACCCTGAAGAATATAAATCTGAACAACAATACAACTTAGAGGGTGCATTACCAAAATTTGTTGGAGTTATGGCTGACTTAGGTATATTAATGATTGGGACAAAAGGATTAGGTACTGGAGTTAAAGCAACAGGAGCACTAGCAAAAGGATCAGGATTGACAAGGGCGGGTAACTACTTAAGTAAATCTACTGTAGCAAACAGAATTGCACTAACTGGTGCTGTAACTGGACAGACTCACAACCAACTTTATGGGGAGGCAATAAGACAAGGTATGACACCTGCTGAAGCCTCTGCTTTTGCAGTTACTGGATCTCTTGCTGTTGCAGCAGTGGCTCAGATAAATCCACAGTTCTATTTGATCGGTGAAAAGAAAGCAGCCTCAAAATTAACAGAAAGATACATTGCGTATTTAGCACAAGGAGGTAAAGAATCTAAAAGCACAGCATTTAAGTATGCTATGAAAGAAGTATTTGGTGCAGGTAAAAGAGAATTCCTTGAAGAATTAGCAGAAATACCTGCTCTTAATGCAGTTCGTGGTGGATTTAACCAAGTAATGTCGCCAGAAAAATCATTTGAAATAGAATGGTCAAGAGGAGAAATAGAAGAGTCAGGAATATTTGGTCTTGCAGCAGGAACTTCAACAGGTCCATTGAATATTACATCTCAGTCATCTTTACAGCAACAAGCAACATACGCTTCGTATAAAGCAAAAGAAAAATTCTTTGAAAGATTAGATAATTTAGTGGGTAAACAATATATGGATCCTGAAGGTGCAAAAATGTTCACCTATACAAAAGAACAAGCAGATGCAAAAAAAGCAGAATTTGCAAGTTTGTTTAATCAATTAGATGCGGCTAAACTATCTACAAATAAATTAAGTGAAGAGTCAGAATCTAAATTACTTAGTTTGTTTCAGAGTTCTAATAATATAAAAAGATTAATGGACAATGCAGAAGGAAACCCTGCGTTGATGAAAGTATTAGAGGCACAGTATGCCCTCACTAATGACGCTATTGCTGAAGAACTAGAAAATAATAAGAAACAGCCTAAAGTAGAACCAAAAACTGAAGGTGAAAGTTCAGTGCCTACAGAACTAACTGAAGAGAGAAAATCAGAAATGGATTCTTTTTTAGATAACGATTCTGAATTAGAATTAAATGGAACTGTAAAGCCAGACCCAAAAGTAGAGGGTGACCAGAAAACAGAAACAAAAGAAGAAAGATATAACGACTCTCAAGTACCTGTATCGCAACAAAAGATTACATATGAAGATGGTAATGGGGAAACAAACATTGCTACAGTAACCACTCAACTCGATGGTAGCAGGAAGGTGCAAATTTCAGATGAAAAAGGTGCTGTTTTTTCTAGGGAAACAATTTCAAAAGATAACACACTCACAAACGAAGAATATGTTAGTGTTAGTACAGAAGGAGATGTTAAACAAACTGAAGATGTTGACATAAAGAGTGTAATAAATCCTAAGTTAGAGTCTAGAATGTCTGATCGTCAGCGTAAAGAAGCAGGCATGGATGTAGCACCTAACTCTAATCCAAAAGTTAAGGGAGACCAAGTAACTAATCCAAAACCTTTATTCACTAAAGAAGAGGTGACAACAGCCAAAGCAGATGGAGATTATTTAACACCATTAGTAAAAAGATTGAAAGAAAACTTTCCTGGTGTTGAGGTGGTTGTAGATTCAAAAGCGGTAGAAGATTTAGCCCTATCTCAAGGTGTGTCACCAGAAGGAGCCAAAACTGCAAGAGGTGTATTTGATGCCACAAATAACAGGGTATTAATAAATCCTAAAACAGCAAACAAGGATACACCTATCCATGAGTTTGGTCATGTGTGGACAAGATTAGCAAAGCAAGAAAGAAAAGAATTGTGGGACAAAGGTATGTCTCTGATTGGTGATAGTGATATAGTTAAAAATTTAAGAAACCAAATAGCACAAGACCCTGATTTACAAAAAGTATATACAGAGGATAAGATATTAGATGAAGCATTAGCAATTGCTATTGGTCAACGTGGGGCTAAGATATTTGAAAGTCAAGAAGCCCAAGGTATTTGGGATAATTGGATAAAAGAGTTTTTTGATTTTATTAAAAACAAATTTAATGTAAAAAGTGAAGGTGATATAGAAAACCTTACTCTAAGAGAATTTATAGAACTTGCTAGTACAGAGATACTAACAGGAGAAAAAATCGTATCAACAGAATCTAAGGTAGAGCCTGAAGTTAAGGTAGATGATAATGGACAAACATTATTGTTCCAAGCAAACTTTTTAGATCCACAAACAGGGCTTCTGTATTCATATGACAAGAATGGGAAAAAGTTTAAATTATTAGAAGCCTTTGGAGATATCACAAGAGACAAAGAACTTGAATATTTTGCAGACAAGCATATGGTTTTGCATACTCCTGATTTTGCTTTCTCTGGTCAAATAAGTGCTAAAAATGGTGAAATAATTGTAGAGGGTAAAGGCGGTATGTACTACCCTATAAAGTTTCATGAAAAAGGTTTTTTCTGGGCTTCAACAGAATCAGGTGCTGACTCACTAGTAAAGACACTAAATGAATCTCTTAAAAAGAATCCAGACGGTAAAATATATATGGGATTGGTAACTGCACAAGCAAGCAAACTTCTTTCCTCTACCACAGCCTCTAACGCTGTTGTTGATATATTTACAACTAAAACTTTTATAGATGGTTTAGGTTTAAATAAATCACAAGTAAATAGAGCATTGGTAAATGCTGCAAATGATACTACAACTAAAAAGACTAAGAAAAAAGATAAAGAAGGAAACATTATAAAAGTAAAAGGTAAGCCTGTGATGATTGATAAAATTACAGGACTTAGAGCAAATACAAAAAACAGGTTTTCAGTTGAGAACAATTTAAAGTTAATTAGAACTAAACTAGCAAACGATAAATCCTCTTTTGAGGATAGAAAACAATTTGTTCAGTCTTTTTTAGATAGGCTTGCACAAAATGTAAATCCTAAAGCCTTAGATGCTAAAGGTAAAATGAAGTTTATTAAGTCTGATAAAATAACTAAAACCAATGCACAGGTATTTAAATTCTTTAAAGATACAATTGGTTATGATCAAATGACAGGTACAGGTGGAAGAATTTCTAAAGCCAACTTAACTGAGGCTGTATCATACATGTTAGGTGAGCCATTACTTAGAGGTGAAGCAGAAACTAATAAGATTTATGCTGTAGTAGAGATTGACACTAAATTAAGTACATTTAAATCGGATGCACATGAGTCGTACCCTAAAGCAATAGGAGTTGATCCTAAAGAAACTAATTCAAGAACTAAATTACATATATTAAAAGACAGAAAGGACTGGAGAGATCATACTGCTGATCCAGAAACTGATACAAATATTGAATTAGGAAGACCAAGAAACAAAGATGGTAAGGCAAGATCTTACATTCAAATACTACCTACAACTGTAGGATTAACGTATGCACCTGTAAGAATATTAAATAAATCAGAAAACCCTGGAATGTCATTCCAATTAGATGGAGACACAAATAAAAAACAGGTTTATGATGCTATAACAAAATTCAAAGAACTTGGTAAATTTACTGAAGGAGAGATTGTACAATATTTCAACCAAAGATTTCCAGATATTTCTGTAAAAGAATTAGGTGAAATGTACACAGGAAAAGTTCCAGAAGATTCTCCTAGATCCGAAAAAAGAAAATATACAAGTAGACTTGAACAAGTATTAAGTGAAGAAACATTTGAGCAGATTTCAGACGAAGCAAAAACTTATATCCCAAAGAGAAATAATATAACTCAGGCTGAAGCGGACTTTATGTTTGAGAAATTAGGGTTAGAGGATTCAGTGGTTATAATAAAGTCTAATCCTGATTGGCTACTTCCAGAAGTTAGAATTGCTTTAACTAATAAAGTTATAACAGCGTTAGAAGCAGAAATTCAAAAACTAAGGACAGAAGGTAAAGATTCTGAGGCTAACTTGATTTCAGCATCTATAAATAATATTGTAGAGCAGATATCAAAAGAGGGAACTAAAGCAGGTCGATTTATTCAAGCGTTTAGTTTGCTAAAAGCATTAAGTGCAGATAGAACAGTTTCCTTAGTAAATAAAAAGTTAAAAGAAGCGGGCAAACAACCATTAACAAAAGATGAAGAAACTGAGTTAAAAAGACTTAAAAATGATTCTGAAAACGCAGCAGAAGGTTTACCAAAATCTGAGGCAATGGCTCTTGAGTATAAATACATTCAGAATTTACTAGGGTCTAATTTTAAGGATGTGTTTGTGGCATATTTTTATGCAAGTATATTATCAGGTGTACCAACTCAGATAAAAAACATATTTGCAAATGTAATGTCTATCAGTAATGAGTTGTTTGTTACGTCATTAAGAGAAGGAATAAAAGGAAACCCTGCTGCGATTTTTCAAGCACCATTAGGGATGATAAAAGGACTTAGTAAAGGTTGGTTAAATGCAAAACATATTTTAGAAACAGGAGTTAAATCAGATAAATCAAATAAGTTTGATAACCCAACTTTGCTAGAGTGGTGGAGGTTTAGTACTAACAATACTGTTATAGGTAAACTTTTACCTAAAAAAGTAACAGACAATGCAGATTGGCTTTTAAATTCTAAATTTCTTCCTTGGTCTCCGAACTTTTTAAAATATGTTCAAAGAGCAATGGTTGCAGGAGATCAATTGTTTTTTCATTCTGCAAAAGAAATGCAAGCAAGAGCACTTGCCTATAGAATAAAGAATGGAAAGAATGCAACACCAGAAGACATAAAAAGAGCAGAAACAATTATAAATCCTCCAAAAGAGTCTTTAGAAAGAGCAAAAGCAGAAGCAAGATTAGAAAACTACAAAGACGGAACGACTCAGTTTAAGATTCGTGTTCATGAATTAATGGAGGCTAATAGAGACATGACTGTTCAGGGACAATCAGAGGACTTTGCTGCAAAGACAACATTTAATTACGAACCAGAAGGTGGGTTGAGTTACTTGTATAATTTTATAGTGCAATCAAGACAGATGGATTATGTTGGTCCTGTAATGACTACGTTTATACCATTTGCTAGAGTATTAACAAATGTATTTAATAGGTTTTTACATTATACACCTATTGGAGCAGTTACCGCAGCCAGAGGTAAGGTAAGAATGGCAAGTGGTAAAACAAGAATTCTATCCTCAGAAGAAAAAGCCGATTTATATATAAAGGCTTCTATGGGCTTTTCTACTTTAGCGGGATTAGTTGGATATCTTATGACTCATGCAGATGACGAAGATGCAGTTCTTAAAATATCAGCAGCCGGTCCGAGAGACTTTAATAAAAAATATGAGTTAAAAAAAGCAGGATGGAAACCTTTTACAGTGACAATAGGAGAAGCAAGTTTTTCATATCAAGATCACCCATTATATTTTATTCTTGCAGCCGCAGGAACCCTTTATGAAAGTGATAAATACGGTAACTCAATAGACGGAGAAGGTAATGCAGATTTATTCTCTTATGTAACATTAACTACCGCTATGAGTATGTTGCAACAATCATGGTTACAAGGTTTGTCAGATCTTGGTAGAATTTTAAATTCAAATGATCCTGCTAAAGCAATTGCAAACAAAACATTCGGAGTTTTAAATGCTGTTGCAATGCCTAATTTTCACAAACAACTAGTGAGAGGTTACATGGAAATCATGGATGACCCTATAAAAGCAAGGAGAAATGGAACTCTTACAGGTGCAATAGATCAGTTATACAGAGATATTCCTATAGCAAATTCTGGTCTTTACGATATGGTAGATAATTATGGGGACCCAATAATACCAGAACAAGGCAGCAAACTAATTCCAATAGACTTAACGTGGGGTGAAAAAGGCGATCCTTTAGCAAAACACCTTGTAGGTGAAGGGGTGTATGTAGGAAAAGCATCTAATAGAAAAATTGAAGATTATGATATAAATGATGAAAGATATTTGAATGACGATGAATATCAGGTTTATAAAATGGAATCTGCTAAAGCAGTGGGTAAAATATTAAGAGAAAACTCAAGTTATCTAAAAGGTCTTAAAGGAGAAGAATTAGGTTTGGCTGTTAGAGATTTAAAGAAAGAGGCAAGAGATAATACTCTTTATGATTTGTTTTATTACGATGGTTACAAAAAAATGAAAAAATGAGAAAAATAAATAAGATTGTAGTACACTGTACTGCCACTCCAGAGGGAAGACCGGTATCAGTAGATGAAATTGACTCATGGCACAAACAAAGAGGATGGTCACAAATAGGCTACCACTATGTTGTGCAACTTGACGGAACTATTAATCAGGGGCGACCTCTAAATATATCAGGTGCTCATGTAAAAGGACATAACAAATACAGTATAGGTATTACCTATGTAGGTGGATGTGATGCAGATATGAATCCAAAAGACACCAGAACAGATGCTCAAATTGACAGTCTAGAATACTTGGTTGGATTTCTGTGTGCTAGTTACCCAGGATCAGAGGTGTATGGTCACAGAGATTTCTCTACAAAAGCCTGTCCTAGTTATGACGCAAAAGAAGAATACAAATCAATACAAGATAAATATGTTCGATAATTTAGGCTACGTTGTAGCAATATCAGAAAGATTTAGAATCGGTCCAATGTTAGGTTGGGCATTCTTTACACCTGATGAAGTAGAAGATTGCTATGAGTTGAATATTTATATAATATTCATAATGATTCACATTAAATGGTGGGAAGGCGATGAGTGAAATAAACCTCAATAAATTTTTGGCTAATAATTGGTCAATTGTAGTAGGTTTATTAGCGGCTATATTTACTGCGGGAACTATCTTCGCACAATTTACTGCTCTTCAAGTAGAGTTAACAACCGTACATGAAAGGTTAGATAAAAAGATAAAGGTTATCAATAAATTAGAAGACAGAATAGTAGATATAGAAAAAGAACTACAATACGAAAAAGGATATTTAGAAGGTAAGAAAAAATAAAAAGACATGAAACAATTAATTATTATTACACTAGTATTAGTACTTACATCTTGCGGAAGCACATATGATCTT